GCACCCCGTTTTGTACGGGGTGCAGGATTTGCACCCCGCGATAGTTGGAGGTCGTAAACAACTGGGCGGCGGTCATGACGATCGATGTGCACTGCAGCGATGGCCTGATTGCCTTTCTGGATCAGGCCGGACTTCTCCAAATCGTCCAGCTTGTAACGAACGGTGCGCTCGGAAAGGCCGGTGTCCTGAGCCAGGGTCGAGGCAGAAGGAAAGGCGCCAGCACCATTCGAGCCGGCATAGTTGGCAAGGCACAACAGCACGTGACGCGCGCTCGAATCTTTCAGGGTTTCAGTGGGCAGAGAGAGCGCCCAGGACATAGCTTGAACACTCACAGCGAGGCTCCGATATTCTTTTCAGCCAGGTAGGCCAGGCCTTTGGGTGTCACAAGGGTTTGAAAGGCAGCACGGTCCTCACCGGTCTCCGGATCGCTCTTCAGCGCGGTGACCTTGTGAACCAGATAGCCGGAGGTGATGCGCGGTTGATAGGCGGTCCAGCGCTTGGAACCGCCGCGGTGGAAGATCCACCGGTTTTTCTCCAGCCACTGGAAAAGCTTGGAGGGTGGAACCTGGAGTTGTTTGGCCGCATCACTGATGCAGATCGCGCCGCCGGCGGACGCCAAGCGTTTGATAGCAGCCACCTTCGGCTCCTGGTCCAGGATCACCAGGCGAAGGGATTGGTTTTCCTTCGCCTGGTCAGCGGCCACTTGCAGCGCCTCGGCAAAGGTTGCGGGAATCTGGAATTGATCCGCCCTCGCCTCCAGCTCCTGCCACCGATCAATGATCCGCGCGCGTAGTTCGACGCTGTATCCGGAGACCACCACCAGGGTGTCACGCTGGGAAAGCAGGAACTCGCGGTAGACCTGGCCGTTCTGAGGGTGGATATAGGGGGTATCGTTTGAAGAAACGACACCCTTGGCAACCAAGGCCCGGACGGTTTTCAGAACGTTGTCGTGCGTACTGCCTGTGAGCTCGGCGATCTCGCGAGACGACATCGTGTGTCGCGACACGTTTGGCGACTGACCGAAAAGTGTCGCGACATGGCGGGTATTGCCTAGAGCGGTGTTGATGTTCATAATGGCCCCACTGTGTTTTACAAGTTGTTGAGAGAACCGCCCTGCCAGGCGGTTTTTTTATGCCTGAGATTCAGGCGGCCTTAAGTGACTCGCGCAGAACCTGTAGCGCGTCGATCGCTTCTAGGATTGCTTTCTCGCCCTGGGCTTTTTCGTGCTGACTGATGTGGTTGTCCGCAGCGGCGTCGAAGATCAGGCGACCCACATCGCCGCACTCAGCAGACAGATGCCCCAAGGCAACCATCAGCGGCTTGGCACCCGGCTTATCGCGAGCTACTAGGTCGAAACCAAATTTGTCCGCCAGAGAGATCAGTGGGCGCATGTCCTGGGTATGCAGCAGCACACCAAACAGGTGCTCGATGGTCAGGTGATGTGCCGCGTTGTCCGGATTCGAACGCTGCAACAAGCTCACGTGGGCCATGCACATCTTTCCCGCCAACTCCTCTGCCCCGCTTTCCTTGACGGTGGTGTGGCAAGCCCTCAAGAAATCTTCCATTCGTAAAACCTCAAATTTGTTTCCGTGGCGCCCTTGCTATGCCTGGGCGAATATTTGCTCAGCGAACTAGGCGACAGATTTTTTCGGATGCGCCTCAGCGAGGAGCCAATCAACCTCGAACGGCTTGCCCTTCGTGGCAGCCAGCTCAGCGATCTTTTTGGCGTACTGGGTTTCGCCGGTGTACTCGGTGCGTGGCAAGGCATCAGCAACGAGCCACTTATAAATCGCTCTCGGAGTTTTTCCGCAGGCCAAGGCCACGGCAGGAACGCCGCCAGCATCATCAATCGATTTCTTGAGCGGCCGCATAAAGCCCTCCGAGTCAAATATGAACTTACGGTACATATTATGTCGGAACTGAAAGTACATGCAAGGACATGCAATACTGAACCAATGGTTCACATAGAAGATATTCGCGCCGCTTTTGTAGCTCGCCTCAAAAAGGCCTTATCCGCCCATGGCATAGATCAATGGGGGGCAGGCGCACGCCTGGCAGAAATCGCTCGGGTAACCCCAAAAGCCTCGAGCAAATGGCTCAATGGTGAGTCGCTACCCGGCCCCGCCAAGATGAATGCCATCGCGGATGCCTTGGGCGTAAAAATAGAATGGCTGCAGCATGGCGCGGGTGAAGAGCCTGGCTTTTCAAAGCTTCCTGAAGCAGGCACTAACGATGCTGGCGATCAAAGCCCGTCGGCAGCGGATATCGTCAGGAACATGCTGGCCAAGCAAGGTAAAGGATTGTCTGAAGATGCACGCCGGCGGCTATTGGCAGTTGCTGAGGCGGATGAAGGCGGATCCATTGAGATTGACTACTACCGCCCCGGAGCAATGGGTGACGAGGTATGGATCGCGCATTACGACGTCCGCGCGGCGATGGGTGGCGGGCAGATCCCACACGACTATCCCGAGATGTTCCAGGACGTGCGTGTTAGCCCGCAGCATTTGCGCGAGATGGGCGTTGATTTCAAAGAACACTTTCACCTGAAGATGGTGACAGGTTGGGGCCAATCAATGGCTCCTACAATTAAGCACCGCGACCCGCTGCTGGTAGATGTCAGCGTCCGAGAATTCTCAGGCGATGGGATCTACATGTTCTCTTGGGAAGGTCACCTATACATCAAGCGGCTGCAGTGGCTAGGTGATGAGCAGATCAACATGCTCTCTGACAACCCTCGGCACCCGGCGCAAACCATCAGAGCGGAAGATACATACATTCAGGCTCGCGTTTTGTTGGTCTGGAATGCGCAATTGGTTTGACGCCGATTGCAGGAAGCGAGGCGGCAAGACTGGGATGGGCAGAATAAAGCTAGTCACTCGCCGTCCGGGCCAAAATTCATCTTTAACTGCACTTTCGGGGTAGCGCTGCGATGCTCCATAATTTTTAGGACCTCATAGTCTGCCCTCAAGCCGTCTTTGGTTATTCTTTGAATGCGGCGGACAGAAGCGCGAATAATGTCATCCTTCGCGAACTGCTCCTGATTGAGTTGAACCCGCTTTAAAAACTCAGAGTCCAGAACTGTCGCGTAGAAAACGTTGCCTCCGCCTTCGGTAAATCGCCATTTGTTGTCATCTTGGAAAGCAAGGTTAAGAACCTGCAGGTTGGCAATATAAGTATCCTCCCCCAACTTTTCTTCCTGCGGCAGCGGGGCTTTGAAGTACGGAGAATCGAATCGCGAAACATGCATGATCACCTGATCATTTTCGACTGTAGAGACTGAAGTTATACCCTCTCTCTCCAATGGATCAGTTATTACACCCTCTAGGGCCTTGCGTAGTTTGTAGTCCTGCACGAGCTTAAGGACGCGCTCTTCGGTATCCAGGTGATCATCGCCAACGAACAGCCTAACCACCCCCTGTTCTAAAGGCTCAATTCGTGTTACCCCACGTCCACGAAGCCATTTTATGACCTGAACCACACCTTTCAAGCCGTCGCGAGCTGACAATCCCAGCAAAGAGCATATGGTGGCAATTCCTACTACCGATTGACCGCTTGTAAGGTCCAAAACTTTCTGCCAGAGACTCTGAGCTAGCTCCATATCAATGCCGAACGACCCGGCCTTGAATGACGCGTGCACGTCCACGGAAACCTTAACTTGGTCTCCATTCAAAAGCAGATTGGCGCGCTCAACTAAGTCGCCCATAGCAAGCAGAGCTGGCGCTAAAGCACGCACATCCATTCGATGCACCTGCAGCGCTGGCCCGTCATACACGATGTGGAATCTAGAATGCTGTCCCATAAACTCGGTCATCCTTGGCGCCCTTACCAATCAATAGCTTAGAAATTCTAAGCATGATCATTGATAGCGGCACCTTCAGTCCAATTGATTACCTTGATAATGGGCCGATGAGGTTCTTTTCTTCCCAACCCGCTCTGTCCAGCATTGTAGTCCGCCTTGAGACAGGCCATTTTGCGCACTTTAAAATGGCGCTGGCTCCTCGACTGGCTCGCATACCTCCACCGGCCGATCTTCCACGGTGCTCGCCTCCCACTTCAACGTCACCGATTCATCGTCGTTGAACGTCATGTCGATGCCGTCTGTTTCTGACAGCAAGCCCATCACCTCCGCCCACTCCCGATCGCCATCGGTGTCCAGTCGGTGAATCGTCACCCAGCGCTGAATCTGCGCGACGGGGTGATTGATCATTTCAGAAACACGCAGCCCGAGTCGCTCCATCCCGCTTCTTTCTTCTCTTTGTTCCGGTTTTGACTGCCTGTTTGCCTTGGACATTCCAACCTCCTACAGCTGTATATGTATCCAGTATTTGCAAACTATATCGAAGCGCTTCACCCCGGTAAATCCCCTGATGAGATGGCGGTGTTTTTTTGCTGACGTGAACTTTTCTGATAAATATGTACTTTTGGTACTTGACCATATGTGAACTTTTGGTTCATATTTAACCCATCGCAGCGACAAACCGCAGCGAAGGGAAGCAACCAGCCCCGCCGCTCTTTAACAGTCAGGAATCTTCGCGGATCGATCCCCGGCAACGGGTACAGCGCGAAACACAAATTTCGATCTCCATGCCAGCTCTGGAACTGGCCGGGCTCCCTACAAGGGAGTACGCCAAACCATGCAAGCCACCTGGGAAGAACGCCGAACACGAAATGCGTGACCTGGGCAGGTGGGGAAACCGCGGCGCCGAGCATGGGGCGGAAAACAGATTTCACTGGCTGGCCTTGGCGACAGGGCCAGACGGGAAATCAACGGGCAATAAGGAATCGAAAATGACTGTGGACATCAGCAACTTCATCATCGCCACCCCGCTTCCAATTTCCGACACGAACCCTATCTCCCTTGACTTGATCGGCTGGCGAGCATTGATCGAATGCCCAAGCGTCATTGCGATGCTTCCTGACGGATCATTGCAAATGACGGCGCCCACCCTTGGCGCCTCCAGTAAAAGCGTCCATCGGACTCGCTGCGAATGGAAAGAGCCTGGCTACTGGCTGTTTTCTAGTGCCGCAGACCATTGGTGCCGTCAAGAAATGCGGCTGACGAAGGTCAATTCGTTGCAGAAGGTCGTGATCGGCCAAATCCATGTGCAGGGCTCTGAACGCCCACCGGTAAAGGTGTTTTGGAACAAAGGCAAAATTACCTTGGGGTTCCGGTCGAGCTACCTACAAGACGATCCAGTCAACTCGACGGTATTGGAAAACGTGCCGCTCGGCGCACTCTTCAAGATCAACATTCACGCCAACTCCACCGGTGCCGTTTCTGTATCGGCGAGCTGTAACGGCGTCAAATCTACTTCCGCGATCATGCGCCTCGACAACACCTGGGACACGAAGACTCTCGCTTTCCACGGCGGCGTGTACAACCAGATCGATTACTCCGAGACGACCGATCCTGAGGACGGTTCGATTTGCGTGATCAGTGATCTATCCATCACTCACGGGTAAGACCACCAGAGGCACGTCAGCTTGCCGGTAGCTCACCCGACCAGATTACACCCCGATGCGGACGATTCTGCACCGCGCAATGCGGCCCCCTGCATCCAGTTGGTTCGGAAACAAATTGCACCTTATCGGAATAGTTTTTCCACTCCACTCCAACTGAGGGTGACCGCCATGAAATAGACCAGAACCCAAACCTTGCATCTGTGAAAGGCCCGAACGTCCAACGGGCCTTTCTTTTACCCCGCCTTTATCCGTCAGCACTTTCCCCTGGCCCAACGGCAACCAGCAGGCGGCCCGAGTGCTGACGAATACACGCAACCCCACCGAGGAATCGCCATGCATCCATCACTTCAACAGCGAGTCGACGGGGTTGCCGCCCTGCGTGCTCGTGCAAGCATCGCCACCGCCGCGTTCTACGCCATGATCGGCAAGGAGCAGCCCGTGCAAGAGATTCGCTACCAAGTCAAAACCAAGGGCAACGCCTATCACATCGTCGAGCGTTCGACCGGCTTGACCAAGGGATTCCGCTGGACGTGGAAAGAGGCAGTCAACTTCGCCCAGGTACTGGAAGCGCGCGCCGACGGCATCAAACTCTCGCTGACAGGTGAACGGAAATGATCGGCGTACCAATGCCCAACCCGCGGGATGAAATCATCCAGAACCTGAACCAGAAGCTGGATCATTTCTTCGGCGCCGAAACGGTGCAGGAGATCGCCAGCGGCGTCAGCGCTGAAGTGCCGATGTTCACCACCACTCACAGCAACAAGCTGCGCGCCGAGCGGGACAAGATCGCGCCCAGGCTGAAGGGACTGGCCGAGGCAGGCACACCAGTCGC